TAAACTGCCATCCCAGTCACTTGTTCTCCAACCAACAAGTTTTAATCTGTTTTGTCTATTACCTAATTCTGGTTGGTATATAATATCGTTAAAGATTGTACTATTATTAAGAACAAGTGTGTGTTCATATTGAACTGTTTTAATGTTAGCAAAATACAGTCCGCCTACAGTTGCTTCAGGTGTAACTTCGAACTCACCATCTTCTCTTGTAGTTTTAAATTTGTCTACAGTTAAGTTTTCAAAACTTTGATTCATTATAGATTTACCATTGTAATGATTAACTAAACTATCAACCATACTATCTGCTCTTCTAAATGTAAGTCTGTTTGCACTTGGACTTAATGTGATAACTGCATCAGTTCCCCACTTTTGTTGAACCCAATATCCAAATTCTTTACCTGCCATTGTCCAGTTAGCAACTTCAATACCACCAGCCATTTGTTCGCTGTTGTTTGCAAAATCATATCCTAATGATGTTAGATATCTACCGTAACTAACTAAAAAGTCAAATACTTGTTGCGGTGTACTTAATTCTGTTCCGTATGGTACAGTTAATACTGAATCTTCTTTATCTTTGTATTCAATAAACCTTTGATCTAAAACTTGGTGTACATTAATGTTTCTAGATTGTCTACTTGGGATAACATTAAACACAGGATTCTGTGTGTCATATCCGTATATTGCATAACCACTATCAGTTTGCTGTACAATTACACCACTGTAAGGTGCACTTACAATAGGACTTGTTTTAGTAACAACTAGCTCATAATCCTCATCAGGGATCATAACGTTTTCACTAATTGCATTTGGACTTACTTGTTCAGCAAGTACTTTTAAGAATTTTTTATCTGTGTATCCACTTAATTTTACTGCAAGATTAATATCTACTCTATCAATAATATCTTTTAGTACACTAGGTGCTACACCTAAAAAGTTTAAATGATTAGCAACATAGAAACTGTATCCATTAATTACATTCTGATCAACTAACGGAGTTTCGAAATCACTTCTTTGTAACTGTTTGTTTGTAGTAACACTTACAATATTATTTGTAATTGGTGTTCTAATAACCTTGTCTGTATCAAAAAGTAAACTAAAATATTTTGCAGGTTTCATTACTGCGTTAGCAATTTGTTTCATAAACGGGAACTCACTAGACTTTTCCCAAGCCGCTTGAGCAGGACCGCCGTCTCCAACTGCCCACTTGTCGTTTAATTCAAATACAGTACTTCCTGTTGCTAATGATTTCCATGGACTAACTAGTGTTAAATTTTTCCATCACGTAGGTCTTCCCACATAACTCGGTTACCACTTGTATAAGGTGCAGGACCGTATTGCGTTTCCCACCAAGTTGGTTTAACATCTATACCTAACATTTCCCACGGATGTGTATGTGGTCTATCTGTATCGTAATAATGTTTGTAAATTTGTCTCCAGCCGCCTGGTAATAATTCGCCAGATATTTTATCTGCCATCTTATTATAGTTCCAAGTAAATTCATTACCACGCTCGTAACCATCGTGCGTACTCCAATCAATTCTATTTTTAATTGACCATTGTAAAAAATGTCTACTTAAAATTGACTGATATTCAGATCTACTATATCCAGTATCTCTCCAACGTCCAGGTTGTGTTTCGTGTATATTGAAAACATCTGGTTTGTATGTTGCTTTAATATTATTATAAATTCTTTTTTCTAATTCTAAGATAACATCATCTAAAACATCACCGTATGCTTTTGTTAAACTACCATCGTGTCCTTGAATAAAGTCGACGTTAGTTACATATGTATCGTCAGTATATTTAATTGGTTCGTATTTAGGATACATACCCATCTTACTAGGTGTAGGCGGGATATAATTTCCTATAGTATTATTGTAATCTACAATTTTAATAACAGTAGCCAATGCAGGTTCGTTAACCATTTCAATAGCAGGTCTTGTTGCATTGAAAGTGTAATCTTTGCCTAGTACCGCTTGTACTCCATTAATGTAAACTAATACCGAACGATTTGTATTTGTTTTTGGATTAAAGGTAGATCCCATTTGATAACTTTTGATTCTGTTATCTGTTACTGTGTATGTGTAATTCTTTTTATTTGTACCGTGTCCAACCATGTCGCTGTAGTAAAATGGAAAAGATGCACTTTTTGTACTATTAATACTTGCTAAAATTTTATCAACTGCTGTTGGTATATCTTCAAAGTCTAAGTCCAACGTTTCTGCCGCGGCAATAAACTTCTGTTTAAATTTTGTATATTCGTCTGAAGCATATTTTAATGCAGTTGTGACATTTAAATGATCTTCTTGTAAAAATATTCCAGGAAATACTAACCCACTTGAGTGATGTAAAATTTTACCTGCGTACTTTCCTGCATTGCCAATATCTCGTAAATTACCTGCTCCAGGATACACACCTGAAAATCCGTCAACAGTTTTAATAATTTCGCTAACGTGCGAACGCATTTGTCCTAACGTAATGTCGCTAAAGTTTTTATTAAAAGCGTTGTTACTTAAATTGTTTGGAACCTCATAATATCCAAATGATGTTTGGTTATCAGATAATACTTTAATTGTTATTTGTGTTGAAACTGTTGGTGCAGTTGTAAATTCGATAATATGTCTTCCACTATCTAGTTTATATTCCCAACCTGTTTTAATTTCTGTGCTATCTGTAAAAACAATAATTTCAGGTAGTTCTCCAACTGTTGGTGCAACACCTATTTCAAATTGTTTAGCAGTACCATTAGCAACGTATGTTACTACTTGATACTGTACACTTGGTGTATCAATCTTTTTCCAGCCATCAATGTAAGATACAGTTTTGTTACTATCTGTAACTTTAATAAACCCTGTGCTTACGTTTAATGTTGAACTTCCTGTTGTTGCTGTATATGTAAATGTGTCTAAACTATATTTGTTGTCGAATACAATATCACCTATATTACTAAAGTTTTTATACTTTAAGTTAATACCTAATTCAGGATCTAATGTTGTTCCTGATCCTTTACCATATGCAAACAAAGATGTTCCTGCAAAATTTGATGATTGGTAAGTAGTTTTATTAGTATAACTTTTACCATTGTTATCAAAGATGTCAAAAAGAGGTTCTTGGTTAACAAGTGTTTTTTGTTGACCTACTACCCAGTTTGTTCCGTTGAACCAATATGTTTTACCTTTTAATTTTTCACCATCTTTAGCAACAACTTGGTCGCCATTAACTAATGATGTTGTACTTGGAATTAGTTTTACTTCTGATGTTCCATCATTTTGAAAGTCCACCATACTAACTGTAAATATTTTATTTTTAACTTCTAAATCTGTATCAGCAGTAAAAATAACTTTCATTCCATTAGTTACTGCTTTACTATCAATAAAAAATGACGGGCCGTTGTTAATATTACTTAATGCATCAGTTGTAGTTGTATCAATTAAATCAACAGAACCTAAACTCATGTTACCTGAGTTTAATAATGCAAGGTCTTTTTTAAATTCTATGATAGGACGTTTTGCTCTATTGTCTTGGTCAATAACTGCACTTTCGTTGTTATATCCTGCAATAGTAGTAATAACATCTTTATGGTACCAGTTATTATTTCTGGCCCATGCGTTACTATCAGCACTACCTACAGAACTAACTATATAATCTTTTGTTTCGCTTGTTTCTAATTCGTATGCAACATGGTTGTCTTTTGGTACTAATCTAATTGATTCCCCAACACCGTCTACAATATATGTTTTGCTTCTGTAAGATATTGGACTTACCGTTGTATCAGTTTGTATATGCATACCATTAGAAAATACAACACCGTTAGGTGTAGTGTAATTCTTTTTACCAATAATATCAGTAGTAACATCAATAATTTTTGTAGTAGAATCTAATAATTTAATTTCACCATATTTGCTACTGTCTGTAGGATCAACATAATAAAATGTACTCATAGGTGCTGTAACGGCTGGTACTTCTAATAAAGTTGTACTATCAGATGATCTATAATATTCAAATGTACTAAAGTTTTCACCTTCTTGTATTTGTACTTTTTTATTAACTCCAATAAGTGTAACACCTTGCAAACTAATTGTTCCGCCACTTACTAAAATTCTAAATACTTGAAACTTCTCATCATTAGAAAATGTATTGGGCCATGCATTAGAAGTATTAACATCGGCATTGAAAATAACAGTTTTGTTTTCTAAATATAGTTGTCCGTCAATACCACCTGCATCCATTACAGTCTGTAAAGTTGCTCCGTTTAAACTTTCGTAAGTATATTCACTACATCTTAAATCAACATCAGAAACATTTACAACAGTTTTTGTAAAAAAGTTTTGGTCTGTTGATTGAGGTACATTAAATGTAATTGTACCAGTTGATGTTCCGTTATTAATAACTCCATAAACATCTCTTGTAGTTCTATTGAAACTAACTGCACTTTTACCTGTAGTCCCTAATTCTGTTTGTATCCAAAAAGGATTAGTTTGGTCTACTGCAAAAGTATAACTACCACCACGTACTAGATAGATAGTTGGATTTTTTGTAGTTCCGTATGTTGGTGTAACTGAATACTTTTTTGCAGTACTAGTTACTGTAAAATCTTGTGTTGTTGGAACTTCAGCCGCTGTAACGTTAGCAGTACCTGGTCCACTTGGTAACCAATAGTATTCGCCAAAGTTAATTAATTTATCATAATTAACAAAGCCGTCCCAATTATAATACTCTTGGTCAAACAGTCTACTATGTTTGTTTGTTTTTCCGCCTGCTTCTTTAATAGAATTAAGCAAGTCATCATATGTAATTAATGTTTGTACTTCTTTTTTAATATCTTTATATACAACACTTGGCTCTAATTGATAAGATGTTCTATATTGTCCAACTGTTGTTAAGTATGGATCTTTGATAGAATAACTTGGCCCAAAGCGTCTCCCAACATAACCATCTACTCTTTCTAAACTTTTAGAATTAAGTAACTGGTCAAGTGTTGAATGTAAGAACTTTTTGTTCTTATCTGTTTGTAACCACTTAGGTAGGAAGGATGCGGATTTACGTTTTGCCATTAATAGCCAGAGCCTCCAGAACTAGTTGTATTAGTTGTACTTTGTGAAATGCTCGATGTTGTTGCTGTTCCAGTGTTAACTGTTCCAGTTGCTTTAATACCTGCGGCTGTAATTGCATCAATGATTGTAACATCATTAACTGTTGCCGCATTGGCAAATATTTCATCATGCTCACAACTTATTTGATATAAACTACCAAACCCTTGTGAACTGTCATTAGGAACTAGTACTACACTGTTTAAGTACGGTGTAAGAGCTGAATGCAAGTATGCACTTAACTCTGAGAAATAAAATGTTTCTCCGAAGTCCCAATTTGAAACTTCAAAATATTCGTTTAATGCCGCTACTAGTTTTGACTTGATTTCACTATCACTAATACTAAAGCCTGGATTCTTAACTACTTTAAATGTTGCTTGTAGGTTTGATGTTGCTTTTGTACCAAATAATGGTTTAAATTTTGCACTGTGTAGAACAAGTGCGTCACTTAATGTTTTATAGCCTTCTAGTGTACCAAACTGCGAACGTAAACTATTAACTGTTGGTTTAGTTGGCTCTGTTACAGTACTTGTTGTATCTGTAATGTATTGTGTATACGAGTCGCTATAATTTTTAGTTAATACAAATATATCAATAATATTACCTGGGCTCGGATCAATACGTCTGTCATTTGGTGCATTATGTGTATAATGAAATTTAAGTCCGGCTCTGCCTGTATATACTTTGTAGTCTAAACTTTCAACTAGTGATTTAACATTATTGTTTTCTGTTACTACATAAAATTTATTATCCGTTACTGCATACAATACTGAATTAGTAATTAAACTATTAATAACACTTTCAATATTTCCTTTTGTTGAGTAATCATGATTGATAACTGAATCTGCAACTGTAACATATTTGTTAAAATTATCATAATCTGTTTGACGTTTTAAGAATACAAACTTTCGTAAATTGTTTGCTAGTGTAGTTGCTTCATCACCTACTACTTCGTCAAATGCATTTGGATTATCAATAACACCGTCGTCATCGTTATCAGCAAACGTAACTAGGATTTTTGTATTGTCTTTGTATCCGTCTGTATCTGTTACAACGTCATAAACATTGAACGGAATATTTCTTACTAACGAAGTGTTTGCATCTGGTTTTGTATTAATACCTAAAACTTCAATATTATCTTTTTTACTTAATCCAGTTACTGGATCAAAAATCTTACTGGCTTTATCAAAGTAAAAACGTGTTTCTTCTACACTACTAAAGAAATATTCTAAACCTCTATATGCAACATTGTAAATTGCTCCATCAGTTGTAAATTTAATCAACCAACTTGCATCTTTGTTTGTGTTTGTTTTATCTTTTGCAAAGGCATTGTCAAATGTATTTGATACACTAATATCTCTATTAGAAATAGTGTACCAAGTTCCTGCTAGGTGATCAAAGCCTAATGCAAAATTTTTATATTGTTTAATATTTGTAAACAGTTCACTTTCAATCACTGAAGGTAAATCAGAAACAAATGTTGGTAGTACTTTTGAAACTACTGCACCTGTTGGTACATTTTCGTTCAAACTCACTGCTCCTACAAATGCAGTAACTTTACCGTCGTTAACACCAATACCATTGTTGTTGATGCTAATAACACCTGCATATGCTTTATCTGTACTTCCTTTATGATTTGCACTACCTGACATTAGTGTACCATTATCCATAAAGTGTTGATCTGCAGGTGCAGTAAATGTTACAAGTCCAGCATTTTTTAGATATTGTAAGTTATTACTACTTACACTGCCTACTTGTGCTACATTGTTTTCACTGTCGTTAAAGTAACCTGTACTTTTATTTGTTCCTACACTAACTCTTTGCCAAGTTGTGTTAAGTGTACTAACGTCTACTTTACTAAAGTTTTTAAAATAAAAATGTTCCATTTCTTTACTTCTAAGAACTGGTTCAACTGTATTCCTAATTGCATCATAGATGTCATTATCATTAATCCAATTGAATGTTTTATTTTTTAAGAATTCGTTTTTATAAATTGCACCGTCATTAGAAAAAATGTTTGTACTAGAATATTTTCCAGTTACATCTTTAATATCTAAAAATCTACTAATACCACTGCTTGTTCTATTCACACTTTTACTTTTAATAATATTGTTAAAGTTTGTTAATGGAAAAATATTATAATCTTCGCCATTAACCATTCTATTTTGTGTATAGTATTGTTGTGGTGCTTTTAGTTTAATATCTTCAATTGTATCTCTTGCTGTTGCATTGTCGATAGTATATTGTAAACTTAAACCAACTGTTAAAGTTTCAACATTGCCCGTTCTACTTACATAAGGAATATCAATTTTAATTCCTCTAATATCATTAGGCTTAACTCTATATGTTCTTCCATTACTTACTCTGTGATAACTTCTAAAGTTACCAACCGGAATATCTGCAAATACGCCATCACCAAATAATAAATCAATTTGATCATTTGCTCTGCCGTTAATTGCATATAGTGAACGAACACTTTCACTTAAACTATTGTATATAACATTAGCACCTGTTACTGCTGGAACTTTTGTCCATTCTGTACTAACGTTTCCGTTATTGTCTAAATTAAATAACCAAACATCATCATTATTAATTCCGTTTTTATCAACTTCGACAATACGATTACTTAATGCGTTTTGTAAATTAAATTCTACAGTTTCTAATGCACCTTGTTTAAAGTATACAAAGAAACCTGTGTTACTTGAACTTGCACCTTTACCATCTTGTCTATAAAACATATTAAATGTGTTACCTGGTTTAGGACTTTGTTCGTAAATAAATTCTTTATTTTGGAATGTTCCATTAACAACTTCAAACTTCATACTTTCTCCTGCCACATCAGCAGTGAATGGCAATACTGGAATAGTATTCGGTAAAGTGTTAATTTCGTATAATTCTGTTTTGATATCGCTTAATGTTTTAGTTAATGCAGGATTTCCAAAACTTTGAGCACTTGACATTGCCGCATTCATTATTACTGCAAAATGTTCTAAGTAATCTGGGTTTGTACTATCATTGTATACAATGAAACTATCTGATAAGTTGCGTCCTGAACTATCATAAACATCTTCAGTTGTTTGTATGTTAGCAATTTTTAACATACCTCTTGCTGGCTGATTTCTTTTAGGTTGATAACTTAAAAGTTTTGCCAAACGTAATACACTGTCTCTTCTTTGTGCTGTCTCTAAAAAGTTTTCTCTAGAATTTAGATCTTGTCTAAATGCTAAACTTTGCCCAAAGTATGCAATCAAGTCCATTAGAGCTACAAACTCTGAACTTTCAATGTAATCGTTAAAATCTTCTGGGTAATTGTTGCGTAGGTACTGAACCATTGTCGAACGCAAAGTTTCATAGTCATAAGACTGGAAGTCTGCATCACGGAATGTCTGATAGATTTTAGTCCAATCTTCAGATACAAATAGACTATTTTGTCGCTTACTGGTGCTCATTTTTTAATATCCACGCTTTATTAATAGTATTTATTCGTATTATAAACTGGGTATATTATACTTGAACTGCTGAAGTGGAACGTTGGTCAAAATTGACTTTCATTGTTTCTACTTCATTAGTTTCTGCATATACCAAGTCTAGTGCTACGGATAAACCATGTTCATATTCAGCAACATCAATATCTCTTAATACTACTCTAGGATCCTTAGCCACAATTTCCTGGAGGTTTTCAATTATATTAAATTTAGCATTATCAGTGAATGGGTCGAACAAATATTGCCACACTAAACAACCAAATGTCGGTTGCATAACTCTTTCACCCTGTCTTGTATTAAAATGATTTAACAAGTCAGCACGAACTAGAGCAGTGTCTACAACTTCTGTACCACTAAAATTTCTACCTACTGATGAATAACCTTTATATATTGCCATATTAGTATTTACCTACTTTAAATTCCACACATTTGTAGAGCGCCTTGACGCTCATATGTAAATCTATTTGCCACACTTTGTTTAACTTTTGCTGTAGAACTAGCAAAGTATTTGTTAACGTTGTCTCTTTCATCAAAGATTGCGTTAATAATATCATCATCTGTTGGATTTGCTCCTGCATTGGCTATTCCTAGTGTAGGTATTCTACTACCAGGACCATGTTGTACAGATATACTCCATACTGCGTCTTGTAGCCCGTTACAATGCGTTCCATCACATATGTCTATGCCAGTATCGTTTTTAATTTTTTTAACTAATTTATCATAATGTGTTACTTGTATAAAGTCATGTTGTGCTTGTTTAAATTGTGGATCTGCGGCTAACGATACCCAAGTATTTTTAAATGCTGTTGTTCCGTTTGTTGCACCAGTATTTCCACCTGCACTTTGTAATTGACTATACATATCTGTATACTGCTTCATATATGAAAGGAAACTATTCATAGTTCCTACTTTTGTTGCAATTTGATATGTACCATAACTGTAACCACCTGTTCTATCTCTACCTATTGCGGCAGGATCTCCGTTACTCTCGTACCTTTCAGATAATGTTCCAATATCTGTTCTTGTACAAAGGCTTGGTTCGCCTGGAGTAAACTCTACACCTGCATTAACAAACGGACCTCCATCTACTCTAGGAGCAATAGCGCCACCACCTGGTGTGTTGGATTCTGCTCTATCTGGTTGATCAGTAATTGGTGTTTGTGTTGGTTGGTCTTCTAATTCAAAAGCAATAGTTGTTGGACTTAATGCTCTTGCAGTTGGAAAGCCAACGAATATAGTTCCACTTCCGCTTGACGCTGGTGTACTAACGTGACCAGGTACAGGATCAGCCGCACCAGGATCACCATTTCTAATAACTAACTTACCTTCAACATAAACTCCATTTGCTTGTGAACTTAATGCTCCACCGCCATGTGAGTTTTCATCTGGTTCTACAGAAACTAATAATCCGTCTGCTGTAACTGTACTTTGATTAGATACAACTGTTGTTGCTCCACAACTTCTGTCATCACTGTGTCTGTGAATTGCAATTCCCATTATGAATCATCTTTCCCTGCATTCTTTTCTTCATGTAATGTCCAAGGTTCGTGTTGTGGTACACGTTTTGAAATATATGCTTTAGGTTGTCCAGCAGTACCTGTCGAGTCTACTGTTGGTAATTCTTGTGTTGGTATCCGTGCTGATTGACTTGCCGCTGTACCACCATTCATATGAATTGCTGTTGCAGTTTCTAAATGACTTGTACCTGAATTAATATGTGATGTTGCACCTGAAGTAATTTTTGTATCTCCTTGTGCTACTGAATTTAAATTATTAGTATCTAAATTTATATCAGTCATTGATTTAATGTTTACACTTTCGCCTGCTTCAAGATTAATATTTTTATCTGCTGTCATATTAATATTATTTGCAGTACGAATAC